AGGGAGGGGCCCACGCGCTTAATGTGGCCATATTGTGTAGATTTTTCACCCCCTACCGGGTCAAATATCTTTTTTTTCTGCTGATTATGCCGTATATTATGCGGCTGCTGTCTGATTTTCATTGCTCTTTCTGTGATTTCCATTTATTGTTTCCCTCTTTAGCGCTCTTACTATTGTGGCAGCTGGTGCAGAGCGGCTGCAAATTTAGTTCATCGAAAAACTTTCCGCCATCAGTGACCGGGTGGATGTGATCAACAACCTTTGCAAGTTCTACCCGTCCGGCATCACCGCACGCCCTGCACAGCGGTTCGCGTTCCAGAATGGTCGCCCTGAGCATTCGCCATTCCATTGTGTGATACCTGTCGTCTTTGCCATAGGTTGAACCAATGACTTTTGCATTCGGTTGCCGCCCTGGTTCGTAGCCTCTTTTCTTGTTGATAATTTTCGGCATAACTTTTTGTTGCTTATATGTGTCCATTGGTTTATTATACGCGCACACGCGCGCCCGCGCCCGCGCTTATTGCCCTGTATATATACTACTACTAATTACTTTTTCTACTACAATAGCAATCAAAATCGGTCTATCGGGTACCGGCCCAGTGCTGGCGCGGGACCGATCGAAAAAAAATCGGTACCAATCGGTACCAATCGGTACCAAAAACAGCCAATTTCTCACTTTATGGCCTCCTTTCTGGCAAATTTGTAACCCTTCCGCTGACCTTCTTTCGTCTTCACGACCTCAAATCCGGAGTGATTCGCGGCAATCAGTACCCATTTTGCAACCTTTTTTCTCGATTGATCCCGATCATCAACGCTATCGGTACTGGTAAAATCTTGGTAAATCTCGCTGAAAGAATAGAATTGCTGCTCCCGAATGTCAGCAATGAAGTCCGCCCACCATTCGCTAAACTCTACACCGCATTCAATCCTAATGCGCTTACGCAACAGGGAAGCGCTGCTTTCCTGATATGTCACACCTTCCATGATGTACAATTGAACGCAATGAAGCATGAAGTTGTAAAACCTGTTCCATTCGTCTGAATCCCAATCCTTAAAAAGCATATGGCCGAAGTGCTGTTCTGGTGTTCTATGTGGTCCAAAGAATCCGCTAAACTCCAGCATCCTGACGCGACGCGCCCCGTGGTTACCCTGCACGTTTACCGTGTAGTTTGTCGAAAATCCAAACTTCGGCGCGCGCTCGTAACTCAAATAAACCTCAGGCTGGTTCTTCTTCTCAATGGTAACGCCTTCGGTTATCATGGAATAGAACGCCTCGAAATTCATGTACTTGGTGCAGTCCTCGACCAACACCATCTGGGTATCAAGTTCCACCCGCTGCATGGCGAATGTCTTATCCATCTTAAAGTTCTTGCCATCCAGAACCACCGTCCTGATGACATGGCCAACCGCCTTAAAGAATAGCCCTTTACCAGTACCGCCGCCCTGTTCCTCATCTTCTGTTTCCTCACACAACACCACGGCAATAGATCGCGCCGGGTGCTTGTATCCATGCAACATATACCCCAGCAGCTGCATCGCATAACCGGTTCGTCCATCATCTGCCCCGGAAATGGCTTTTACAAATTGGTAAAACTCGCAGTCATGCATCGCAAACATAAAGTTTTCATCTGGATCAAATCTGTGCGGTATGATGTGCCTTTCCCAGATATGCCCTGGCGCATCGTTGTAAGGTATCATCTTAACATTGTCTGTACCTTTCACAACCGCCACACCATTCTTAAATGGAAAATACGCCTCATCTTTCGTGTGCGTCAATGGTTGGACGTTGTGCCGGCCTAAGTGTTCTAGCATCAGCGCCGTAAATAGCTTTCCGGTGCTTTCCATAAACACACGTTCGATTTCCGACCGTGGCACATCGCCGACAATTTCCGGCAATTCAGAAAGGTAGCCATTCACCGCTTTAATCATCATCTCCGTTGTCGCTTCACGCATGATGCGCGACGTTACCTGAATCAGCCGGTATTCCTTCCCGAAATCCCCATCGACCCAAAATAGGCCAAACCCCTGCTCTTCATGCAGCCATCGGTACAGCTTATGCACGTCAATCTTGACCGCGCCCTTATCGCTGACAATCCAAAATAGTGCCGCGCTGTTAGGTGCCTGCGCTGCCTCATGTACGATGTCCTGCGCTTGCTTGATGTCCACGGCCGCCGCCTTCTGAACGTGCCTGAGAATGTCCAATTCATCCAATCCATCCTCAGCCAATTCCCGCGCCAGCTTCACCGCCTTATCCCGCTTCTCACTTCGCTTTTCGCCATACCCCGCATCCATCAGCAGCCGATAAGTGCGTTTCCAATCACCATTTGCCACCAATAGGTTGAACACCGCCGCAGGAGAATAACCTTTGCCGGCTTCAAATTGTGTCGAGGTGGTGAATACGCTAAACAAATTCAGTTCCCGGTGATAGTCCCCGGATGACGGCGCATCGGTTTTGCCGGGGCGCTTAAATACAATCTTCGGCCCACGCTCACCAACTACCTGCCATCCGTGTTCCTGAAGCAGATTGAGCATATCATCCACGCCCGCCTCGTTGTAGTGGTCAAGGGGTGATTTCCGGAACTGCGCTGCATTGCTCGGTTGTTGCGACACGGGCCGTACTACCTCATGATATTCATTGAAAGATCTGCACACCTCCAGCAGCGTTTCCCGCTCTGCTTCTGTCAGGTTGCCAATCTCCCCAGATAATACCTTATACCCCGGCGTAGGCGGAGCGGCCACGTAGCCGCCCTCACCCCGCGTTTCAATAAGTACCCTGACCTTATCAGCCGGGTTGCCGTCTTGTTCTTCATCGGTAGTTGGCCGCTGTGCCAGCTTCATGTTTCCGGCAATGACCGGACACCGGTAGTACAGGTGCCAGCCGCCCGACCGCGTTTCCACCACCATCATCCGCTCGCGTATCGCCTCTGGTATGGCCTGCATCAATTCAGCGCGCACCTTCCCTGTGATGTCGTATTTCAGGTCGCAGTCGATGACCTCCAACCCCCCAGACACCGCGCCGCAGATGATTGCTTCGCCGTGCGCCTTGGGGTGCCTGCGCTGCTGCTCCAGTTCCGCCGCCGTTATGCGCTCGGTCTGGAACCTCTTCCACGGAAGCACTGCGCGCTTGTTCGCGTCAATTACGATGCGGTTGCAGTTCAGCATACGCCAAGCTCTTCCTCCATCAATTGCACCTCCAGAGGGCTGTGCATCACATACACCTGCGCGCCTTTGTTCTTCATCATCTTGTGCCTGATAACCTGCACTGATGACAGCTTGCCGTCCGCCCGCTTGACCTCGATAAAGACGACCTTCCCGCCTTTAATGGCTATCAAGTCAGGCCAGCCATTTGTTGATGCGCTTTGCAGCTTGGTTACCAGCCATCCGCTATCCTTCAGTGCTTCGATAATCTCGCGCTGAATCCGCGCCTCTGATTTTGGTTTTTGTGTGTTCATTTATGTGTGTGTTAGTGTGTGTCGTTCAAAACAACTCCCTCCGATAGTGGGAGGTTGTGTAGTCTTTTTTCTCCATTACGGCCCGGTAAATCTTTTCCTCAATGCCATTTTCAAACATCAGCCACAGCACCTGCGCCGGCTCTTTCCGGTCAAAAGTCTGCATCCGCGCCCGGGCCTGCCAGTAGCTTACCGCCGCAAAGTCAATGTTGTACATGATAAGCAGGTCAGCGGTTGATAGGTTCACGCCTTCGCGCCCGGATTGAATTTGCAGGTAAATCAGGGCCGGCCCTTCCGCCGCGTTAAATTCCTCGGGCGTTTCGCAACCATACCCAATGCACATTTCTAAAGCTGTCCGCTCTGCAATGTATTTATAGAACACTGCCACCTTTTTCCCCTTCGCCAAATCATGCACCCGCTGCGCCTTCGTCAAGTCAAAAACTATGCGCTCACCTTCCTCCGTCTTAATTGTACCGCCGCAAAGCTGGTGTATTTTCTGCATTTCTTTGGCAGCGGTATCGGCCAAAACCATGCCTCCGCTCTTGGTGTTGAACGCCTTGTTTTTACGCAATAACCTGATTGCCATTGCCACCTTATCGGGCATTGCCAACATATCAAATCGCTCCACTACCTTTCCGTCAAATCCCGCCTCCGCCTGAGTATAAGTCAGCATCAGGTGTTTTACCTCGTCCTGAATGCGCTGCTGCTTGACTTCTGAATAAATCTTGATTTCCCGCCCGGCTATCCATTGTTTTTTCTCGATGCCATATTCTGCGTGCCATTTGTAAAAGTTCACCGGCCCAAATATCTTCCAAGGCCAAACACCAGTCGCCCAGAATTGATGGAACAACTGCGCGTAGCTTTCCGGGGTAGGTGTTCCGGATAATAGCAGGCACTTGCACCCGGTCCGCACCACAATTTCCCGCACCATTCCCGCCCTCCCGGATGGCTTCGGATAGGCGCCTAATCCGTGCGCCTCATCCAAAATCAGGAAATCGCATTCTCCGGTGTACTTTGGCAATGCTTCATAATTCATCACTTCCAGCTTGTACCCGGCCCCGCTCATCCGGTCGCGGAAATCGAACTTGATGCTGTCAATGGCTTTCTTCTTCGTGACAAACAATACCTCCCGCGCACCGAACAGGGCCGCCGTCTGCATGGCCGTCAGAGTTTTTCCCGTGCGCACCTCCATTGCGAGGTATGCCACGCCGTGCGTGTTGATCAGGTCAGCCGCCCGCTGCGCGAGGTCTTGTTGGTAGGTTCTTAGGGTCATTGATCAATTTTTGTCCAAAATCAATAATTAAGGCAGATGCTCGTATGGCCGCACCTCGCTGAAGTATTCGCCGCCGTCCGTCCAGTGGATGTCAAATGGGGTTCGCACCTCGCTTCGTGAATAGCGGGCAATTAGGTAACGCCCCGGCACATGGCTGTCGTAAAATACCGCCCATTGGCCGTGCTCAATGCCGTCTTTGATGTATTCGCCTACGCCTAAATTCATGTGTTATGTGTTTGCGGTCGGGGTGACATCGAAGCCACCTCACCCCCTCCAGAGTGCGAACCTTCCCGACCAGTTGCCGCCATATCCCTGACGGCTGGGCAATCAATCTTCTTCGAATAAATCCAATCCTACTTCTTCGCCTTCGCGCTCAAGCAGCGTGAGTTCTTCAGGCCGCATGGCCATCTGGCCGTTCCCAAGATGCACCCAAACTAATCCCTGCTTCACGTTCACTTTCGCCACTGTTCCGCGCATCCCGAAGATGTCTTCGACAAGGTCTCCCGGTTGGTAAAATTCCGCGCCTTTCATCCCTGCACCCCCTTCCTGTGCTTCAATCCATACGTCCACTGCCTTGGTTTTTTGTCGGCATTCGTCGCCGCCCAAATTGCCACAACCGCCTTAAACAACTCAAATTTCTCGCGCAGCTCCTCGGAATTGTCCAGAATCACAAGCTGCCAACCTTTGCCCTGATATTCCTTCTCGGTGCGCGTTTTTGCATTCAGCCAAAGAATGGCCACGCCGTCAATGCCCATCGGCTGTTCGTCCAGCAAATTGTACAAGTAGAAGTACGCGGCCAGCTGGAGCCAATACGAATCATAAATACCATTGCTTGTTTTAATGTCGATGATCAGCCGCTTGCCATTGTTCAGCGTTCCAATCCGGTCCACCGTTCCGGCAAATTCTGGCCCAACATATCGCTGCTCGATCCGCTGAAAGTTCGGGCAATACCGCTGCGAAAAATCGACGTACCTTTCAAACATACCCCACTCTTCCAGTGTGCAGTTCGGCTTGCCAAATTCGTCAAACAGATTTACCTCTTCGCCTCGGTCATAGCGCTCAGTCATGTCATGCACTGATGTACCGCGCCGGCCTGCCGCTGCAATGATCTCATCAGTCTTAGTGCCTTGCTCCTTCATCCATTGGAGTAGTGCGTATGGCTTCGGATACGCCTCCAGTACCGTCGTTACCGATGGCACCCACTCGCCGCCGGGTCGCTGATAAAACCGCCCATCGGTAAATGTTAGCTGTTGGTTTTCAATTTTAATGTGCTTCATGTGTGTTTTGCAATAATACGTTAATTGTGTTTACTTTTTGAACCTGCTGCGAAAATAGATGACAATCCATTCCACCGCATCGGCGATGGCACCGGCGCAGGTTGCTGCGCCGATACCCGCCAAGATGCTGAACAGCAGACGTGTTGCTGTGTCACTCATTAGAATGGTGGTTCTTCGTTAGTTTCCGCAAATGGCTCATCCGCTCCGCCGTCGATGGCGGCCACGTTGAACCCTTTCAAAATCTGCTCTACCGCTTCGTCAAGTTCGGTCGAATCCCACACCATCTTACCGGACACCTTCACCTGCTTAAGCTGCGGCAATTGTTCCGCGCTGTCCCGAGTGAAGAATGGCTCCAGTTTTGGGCCGCCTTGGTAAACCGCCAGCCCGCTGCGCTTCTTTCCGGTTTTGTCGTCAATCAAGCTCCAGGGCATCAATCGGACAGCCTCACCTTGCCGAATTTTCCGAAATCGCTTGGCTAAATCGGTTGCGTATCGACTGCCATAAGGCATCTGAATGACGTAAGTACCCTCCTCATGTACCATCTTAAAAGACCAATCCTTGCCGTAATCGCTTTCGCGGATCTCCGCCGACACAATGGTGCCGGTTAGCGCACGGTACCGCTCTTCATGCACGGTAACACCATTTTTGTTTACTCTGGATTGGCTCGCCTCAGTCGGTTCTTTGACGCGCTTGACGAACTGGCCATCTGAAACGGTGAAATACTCCGTGTGGCCGTGTTGTGTGTTGTTGAATGATTCTTTAGTCATTTGTTTGAATTTTGCTTGTTTTGTCTTGTTTTTCGGTCAATTTTCGTTCTGCAAAAAATTTCACTTTCTCCCAATCATATTGTGAATTGTGGCCTTTTTTCTGTTTTCCAAGCCTTGCGGCGCAGCTGCGCCAAATGGCTTTGAATGCATTGCCTTCGGCAAAGTCCATCTGCAATGCTTCTATAATGTCATTGCATTCGGCCATGTATGGAGTGTTGCCATGTGTTGTTGGATTCTTGATTTCTACCGTGTAGTAACTTGATGAACCGCCAGTGTATTCTTCGCGCACTTGTTCTGCCTTCGCCTCCGGTTTTTCTTCCACCTCCGGCCAATGGGTCAAATATTCTTTACTCACCGCGTTCCTCATGTGCGTCACCCTGCCCTTATGGTCTACCATAAAATCCACGGCGCACGACTGCTGAGGTTTCCACGAACCACGCGGCCAGCTGACGGGCAAGTGTACAAAAATCCTATCGCTATCATCTCCGCAATACACCTGCACCACCTCACTACCCACCAGGTAAAATCCCTGTTGCCAATTTTCATTGATCATAACCAGCCCTCCACTTCGTTACCTGTTTTCTTCCCAAAGGCAACGGTCATCATGCCAGCCGCTGAATAAAAACCACTCACAATCGCCTCGCTGAATTGCTCCAGCTTTTCCAGCCGCCGGGCAAATGGCTTGTTGAACAATACATCGCGCTCGACCACGTTAATGGCGTTTATCATGGTCGAATGATCGCGCCGGCAATGGTGAGCCAATTCAACGTAACTGCCGCCGATGTACTTTCTAAGCAGGTAGATGTATGTCATGCGTGCCTGCGCCGTGTCATTGTCCCTGCGCCGCGTAGTGTGCAGATCCATATCCACGCGCCACACGTTAGCCACCTCGCGACGTATTGCTTCGGCTTCTTGGCAATCGAATCTCCGAAGGTTCATCCCTCAGCCCTCCTTTCTTTGACCATCCACCCTGGTTTCCAGCCATATTCGCCGTGCAGCAGGTAGTACCAGTTGTTTCGTTTCCATCGGTAGGCCATTACGGTCGTGTCTTTCCCGCGATACCTAACCGGTGTTCCAATTGGCATCCGCCCGCCGCGATGGCGGCACAGCTTCCGCTTAAAATCTTCGCCGAAAATCACTCCGAAGCACGCGCTCACTATGGCCACGCATATTAATGTGTAAATCATGACTTGCCTCCCTCCTCTTCCTTTAAAATTCGATTTACATTTACTTGCAATTCTTCAGCATGACGTATTGCATCAATGGCAATTTTTCGCGACATGTGAAAAGCTACTTCTCTTTGTCGATTTGTTAAGCCCTGCAATGCAATGATTGAGCGCAATGACTTAATGAGTTCATCATAGGATTCAACTTTTCGCCCTAATTCGTAAACATCGCGTTTTGTGACTAATCCAATGAGCAATCCTTTTTTATCAGATTTGCGCTCATTGCCAATCCATTTTAAAAAACTCTTCATTGCTTTCCTCCTTTCGCAATTATATCGTGCGCCTTGCTCAATGCGTCGCGCAGCCTTTCAACTTCAGCCTTAAGTGCTGGGATTTCCATAGCAGGTTCTTCCATTCCTGCGCAGGCGTTTACACAGGAAATGATGCGCTTTGCATTTGCGAGTGCGGATTTCGGAGTTTGACCTACGCTGTGCGTTTTGTAGCAGCAGCCCACCGACACATCGCTGTTATCGCTGTCGATGTTCACTCCGCGCAAAACCCAAGGTTCTTTCGTGTGCTTCATGGCCGCACCTCCTTCAGATGTGGCGGCAGTTCGCCGACGAATGGGGCGCAACAATCCCAGCTCACACGACGAATATCTAAATACAGATGCTTATCCATTTCCATAAATTTTGCAAGTGTTGCAATAGTATGTTTTTCATTCCAAAACCAACACCACTGACCCGGTTTCGGCTGCCACTTGGGAAGGATGATTTCGGGCTTTTCAGGATAAAGCATGGGGGTCTCGTTATTTAGAAACAATTTTCCAAGTTCAGTGTAGGTTGATTCGCATCCATTAAATTTTACCCTGATTGGATATGGTGCATTATTTTTGGTATCCATTATTACCCCTTCCCCATTTTGCAGGCAATACACCGGCTGTCCTACGTACCAATTCATTTTCTTTCGCCCTCCTGCGCTTCAATGATTGCTTCGTATTCCGCCCTGAGGTTGTGGTGCGCTTCTTCAAAAGCAGCCGCAAATTCAGCGGGGCTGCAAGGTTTTGATTCATGGAAAAGTATTTCGAGAATTGCCGTACTAATTTTTGGCCATTTTGGCCAAACAGTCATACCTTGCAAATACCCATACTTATCTTTACCAGTAATGCAGATGTAGGCGGTGTCTGTTTTGCCGAAATACGGCAGCTGAATTTCTGAGAAGGTTTCGACCTTCTGTTTGATTTTGATTGTGTTCATTGGTTTTATTGGTTAGTTGTGTTTCTTAATAGTTGAATAATTTCCAAGTACATTGGGCAGTTGTGCTTTGCCTTAACGGCTGTTTCCAATTCGTCAAGATTTCCCCAGAAGCATCCAGCCTGTACCATCCATCCGCTGTCATGGCGGACTGCGTAAATAATCCGTCCGCTCGTTGGCATTGGGCCGAATTGCATTATTCCTTTAGCTCCGCGCAAGTCACTTCCGCACAGGTTAGCTCCGCGCAAGTCACTTCCGCACAGGTTGGCTCCGTACAGGTTGGCTCCGCGCAGGTCGGCTTCGCTCAGGTCGGCTTCGCTCAGGTCGGCTCGGTACAGGTCGGCTCGGTACAGGTTGGCTCCGTACAGGTTGGCTCCGCGCAGGTCGGCTCTTTGGCCCCCTTTATCGCGCAGCCATAACTTGTTTTTCTCAAGTGTGTGTTGCAGTTGTTCGGTGTTCATGGTTTTATATATTAGTGTGAATTGTTACTCTTGTTTTTTCTTCTATGCGTTTCCGCTCCTGTGCGCTCACAACCGGCTTATCACCATACTGCGCCAGCTTTTCCGCGCACTTCCTACGCTCTGCGCGTATGTGTGCAATCCATGTGTTGTAGTCGGTCATGATGTTCATTACTTAAACGCTGGGGCCATAGAATAATTCCCGAGGGCCATTACATATTCATTGCCTTCCCTGTCTTTCTGAACTTTTTTGCGTACCACTGCGCCCTGAATTTTGATTGTAGCAAATTGTCCTTTGCGCTCCAATACTTTAGCGGTGAAAATGCAATCCCAATCACCTATTGAACGTGCTGTGATTGTTGCGCCTGTCTTGATTGTGTGTGTCATGTCTGTGCTAATTGGTAATACAAATATACTACGCTTTTCCACATTGGCAAGCACTTTTGCACAAAAAAAGTGAATTATTTTTGCGGCTGAACGCTAACTCATTGACTGTCAGCGCGTTACGGATGAAAAAAAATTATGAATTTCTCTTGCGGATGGCGAACATCAGCAGCAGAAACATAACGACCCATGCCCACACGGGAATAAATCGCTGCTTCTTCACCGCGTTGACCACCTGGCGCACGTACCTAATCACCGTGTCTTTGCATTCGCCCTGCACGAACAGCCGCTCACCTGGTAGGCGCACAATCTTAACTCTTACCCTGTCCTGTTCTATGGTTACCGTGTCATGCAACCGCAGGGAATCCCACCGCAGCAGGGTATCGGTAATTGTGCGCTCCATGTAGATCGAATCCCACACCTGCACGGTATCGGAAACAATGCCGCAGCGTAGCAGCGCACGGTTGCATCTCTTAGGTGTCCAACAGGAACACAGCAGCAGGGCAATGATGGCAAGCCCTGCATATGCGATGTGTGCGCCGCAGCCTTTATTGTTTTTCATAGTTAATCCGTGTTGCAGAAACATTCAAACGATGGGTCGTTGTCAAATAACTGCGGACTGATTTCAGCAACTTCGCGGATTTGGCGGTAGGTTATGCCCTCCTTAAAACCTCCTTTTGTTCTTTCATATCCTCCTGATTGGTCTTGCTCAAATTTTTCCCACCATGCGAAGAGGTCTGGACGTTCACGGGCAATAGTGGAAAGTTTACCCTTGCCTTTTAGGAAACACAAATCGCAGTTACCATAAGGTTCTTTTAATTGCAAATCAAAATCCTGCTTCGCCCAAAATTCCAACACATCCTTTTTAGACACTCGCCAATGCACCAAAGGGTAAATCGGTGTCATGTATTCAGGATGGTTCGCCAATTTCCCCCAGCGGCGTGGCTCATCGTATCGAATGCCTATAAATGAATCCCATTCCTGAACGCCAATGCTTTGCAAGTACCGCCGCGCTGTTTGAATTTTCATTTGATCCGTGCAATAACGCGTCATTCGATTGGGCAAAAAGTGCTTTTTGTGCGCAATAAGTTCTGCAAATGGCCGCCCATCACGGCTGGCGGTGTGGTAGTTTACCACTTCAAAATTATTGCCGTATCTGTATTCTAACCACACAATATTCAGGCCCCATCGTTTGTCGCATTCATTGATAAAATCCAATGTCTGAGGCATTTCTTTTCCAGTGTTCTGGAACAGCACAAGGTATTCGCCCGGCTGTTCAGTTATTAGCCTGTGTGTCATGTAGGCCGATGTTCGCCCTCCTGAAAATTGAATTACGTTTGCGTGCATGGTGTGCGGCAAAGATAATTAATCACCATCTTTAATTTCCATGATTACAGGGCCGCGGAACTCATCTAATAAATTCTCCATCGCGTTGAGCAGATTATCAGAATGAAACCCCACCGCAATAGCCTGCGCGAAGAACGCCCGAACCACCTCATCTGCAAAGGCAGGTGCTTTGATTACCGCGCTTGCACCGTGCCCGCCGTGATTGATGGTTACAATCGCCGAAAGGTCAGAAAATGCGTCCATCTATTATCTCTTTATTTTCTACCTGAAAAGTTCCATCAGCCTCTACCGTGACATAGGCAAAGCCGTGCTTCCACTTTGTGTATGCGAAGGGCCGATACTCGGGAGAAAGTGAACATAGGCAACCCGTTGACCATACGCCTACCTTGTTGCCGTTCAAATCGCCCTCTGAATGATGTGAGGATTGGTGATAATGCCCGACCAATGTATTAGCCTTTGCCTTGAGGAAATAACCCCGGGCAGGGTTCACGGGTGAAAATACGCTTTCGCCCATCTCATGACCGTGCAGGATGTTCAGCTTTCCCGCTTTGATGATTTCCCTGTTCACGCGCTCAATCCCCAGCCGCTCAAATTGCAGCAGGCTTTCAAATTCCAATGCCTTGAGGTTGCCAAATTGCGGCGCATTCTTTAAAATATAGTGCCTCATCCGCTCTTCGTGGTTGCCAAGTTTGTAAATGATTCGGGCATTTGGGAACGCCTGCCTGAGCAATTCCAGAAACTCAATACCCATCGCGATTTCATCAGTGATGGTCGGGCGGTCTTGCTCCTTCATGAAGCGGCTGATGTCATAACAATCGAGGATGTCACCATTTAGCAACACAACATCCGGCTGCCGTGCTTCGCCGTATTCTATGGCCGCGGTCAGCGATTGCAGGTCATGGAAGGGCAAGTGAATGTCGGACAGAACCAGAATTTCACAATCGGTAAGCACAATAGGTTGCGCCTTGTTTTCCTCGAAGGCGCGCAGCTTCGCCAGCCCTTCAGCGATGGTGGATTTGTTTTCTATGGTTTTCATTCCCAAGTATTGTTTTGACTTTTTGCCACGCGCGCCATTGATGGATCGGATGAAATCCCGCCCTGCTTCGAGGTTTCCAAACTCACGGGGATAATTCATTGACAGCCACCGTCCCGCAGTGCGCTTTGGCATGGCTTCCAGTTCCTCGCGGTGTTGCTCATAAATTGCCATTCTGCGCTGCGCTTGGATGTGGTGTTGGTTCATATTTCCGGATATTGTTTGCCGCTTTCCAGCAGCTGCCTGATGGTTTTGCCAAAGGTCTTTTGAACGTGCGGCGAATCGCGAAACTTCCAGCGGTGGCCGCTTTCCCAGCCGTAGCTTTCAAAGATGGCAATTACCGCCATCCAGTTCTTATCTACCGCCCACGATACTTGCCCATTTACAATGAACACAAAGTCGATGGCAAGGCCATAATTGTGGAACGAAAAACCGCCGCGTGCGTTGGTTACCACCTTGCCCGGCTTGCTTCGCCCGAGTGCGTGCAGCGCGTCCTGTTCTGCCTTGGTGCGCAGGGTATGCGTAAAACGACACACCACGCCATCAGGCATGGCTGCGCAGATGTCCGCGTAGATTTTGTTTGCTTCATCGCGCAGTGCCGGATGGAGTAGCTTAATTCTTTCCAGCGTTATCTTGTCCATCTTCAACAAAGCTACGTATTAATTTCTGCAAAATGTTGAAAATCCGTTTCCGCGCCGCTGCAAGCACCGCGCTGACAGCGTCAAACTCTTCCTTATGTTCCCTGGTGTAGGCGTTGTGCGCATTGCTTATTGCACTGTACCCCTCCGCAATTAATAGAATAGTAAGGTAGCCATTTACCAGGGCCGATGCGTCGCGATCAATCGCCAAAAGCACGATAAAACAAATTATCGCGGGGATTAGCGATGCGAATTTTTCGGTTAATCCGTTTTTCAGAACCCGGCTGCGAATCTTTGCCGGGTCGATTCTAAGCCACATCACTACCGCAGTTAGAATGTCCATGAACATGACCGCCGCCAATCCATACACCAGCTTCAATTCAATGCCAGCGGCTGTCAGGTAAACGGCAATCGGTGGCAGGGCAACGTATGCGAGCACTTTGCTTTCGCTCGTCATGACTGCAACACCTCCATTGCTTCTTTCACCGCGTCATAATAACTGACCGGAGGCGCGCCCCAATCGCATCGCGGGGAATTGTCCGCCGCGTAGGCTGCAAGAACTCCCTGAAGGTATTGTTCCAGCTCATCCAGCTTATCGCTTGACTTGCCTGCAGCATCCAACTTCATCCGAAGATACATCAGCGTCGGTTGGTTGTTGCTGCCAACCCCGTGCAGGTTCAGCCATTCTCCGGCGGAATACAGCGGCAATGGTGACAGCTTGTAGAGTTGCACCCAATACCCGTCTTCGTGCCATTCGAGGCGGTCAGGAACTGCTGTTGTGCATGGCTCAGGTTCGGGCATTGCCCCGTCGTACACGGGGAAGAAACCTTCTTTTTCTATCGGGGAAATAGCCCCTGTTATATCAACGTAAATCATGCTGCTGCTATTTTAGTAATTTTTACCGCTTGGCAATAAATGTAAAGGTCAGCGTTGGCCACCAAAAAACGGACGGTTGCCTGCAATGTCTTGGCCGAGGTCAAGTCTTCAGCCGCTGTGCCGTATCCTGTACCGTTGAATGGATGTTCGCCTGTGCTGGGGCTTAAAAATGTGCCCGGTGCTGCATCGCGGCCCATGCCGAACACCCCTGCTTTTTGCGAATTTGATGGATTGACAATGTAAACCCTGAACTTGCTGCTGAAGGTTCTTTCCGTTGCGCTGGCTGTAAATCCGATATTGTGATTGAGGATGGTTGTTGCCCCCAATTTCCACTTAATGTCAAAGGTTCGCGTGCCTCCTGAATTGTTCTTCGCCGTGCCCACCATATCAACCTCAATCATGTCACCTGCTACGAGGTCGGTAGGAAGCGCATAGCTGAATACGGCTGTTTCTGTGGTGCTGTTTACTGGGCCTGTTTGTGTGTAGCTTTCATAAAGCGTGGTCAGGTCGCCACCGCCACCGCCGCCCGTTGCGCTTAGCGTCGTTCCGGACATGGACAACCCTGTGCCGAGCGTGATTTCTTCAACATCTCCAGAACCGCTTGCCGAACCGCGCCCGAGTAGCTTGGATGCTGCCGATACGTTCTGCAGCTTCGCATACGTGATAGCGTCATTATCAACCGTCCATACCGTGCCGCTGCTGCTTACGGTTATGTCGCCCTTATCGCCGTCTGATATTGAACCGCCGCCGGCAAGTGCTGCGATGGTGTCCACCGTTACCTTCTTCAGGTTGTTTGAATCGGAGGCGTCTGCAATCAACACTAGGTCACCGGTTGCCGCTGTTACGGTTGTTTTTCCGGCAATGGCCGTCTTATCGATGCTTGCCGCAAAGCTGCCTGTGCCGCTGCCTGTTACATCTCCGGTTAGGGTAATGGTCTGGTCGCCCGTATTTGTGCCTGAAGTGTTGCCAATAACGGTGAGCTGTGCGTCAGTTACGTACCTTTTATTCAGGCTGTCGGCAATATCTGCTGTTGTTGCGTCTGCCCCAGCTGTCACCAAGCCCTTCGCATCGTAGGTGACCTTCGTCTTTGTGGCTGGTGTGATTGCCGCGTTTTCATCTACCTTTCCATCCAGCGCAGTTTGCAACCCTGTGATGTCGGCAATCGCCGCATCTGCGCCCGCTGTAACAAGCCCTTTAGAATCGTATGTGATTTTGGTCTTTGTAGCCCCGGTTATGGCGGTATTGCCTGCCACGTATAGGGTATCAAAATAGGTTTTAGCCGTTGCCTTTAGGTTCGCCCATGTAAGGCGTTTCCAGATGGAACTATCCGCGCTGTCCTGCAATAGAACCGCGTCTGCATCTACGGGAGTGGTTTTGCTTTCGGTGGTGTCCACATCGTGCAGCTCGCCCAATTCCCACCCGTTCATCACCTTAACGTATAGCTTGCCATTGTTTGCGTGAGCGTACTCAACATATCCAATGATTACAATATGATTCGGGGCAACTGGCTTTACATTAGTTAATGCACCTGCCGTTGTAGGACTAAGATAAATCACATCACCATCCACCCACGTTTCGCCTTGTAATGAACCCGTTGTGTTGATGCCTTCAAGTTGACCAACGGTCATTATAAACCCTTCTTGGTTGGTTGCGATAGTCTCCGTAACAAGCCCGATTGTATCGGCACTATTGTTATCGTTATTTGCTTGAGCAAGAGCCACCGCCAACCTCTGACCTTGCGCACCACTCACCCTCACCGCTTGATATGCTGCCTTAGTTAGTGTTGTGTTTGGTGTAACCTTATTGACTACTCTTGCCACCAAGTCCACGCCATTCTTGAGAATAACGTTACCACCTTTAAGAGTGGTTTCGCTGCTTCCAATAGTGTCGTTCCATCGCGTAGTTCCTACGGTTGCCGTCCCCGTTGGCGATGTATCTAAGTCAATTTGCCCGGCTTTGATGGCATGTTCGCCAAGGTTCACGTCGCCTGTGGCTCCGGTGTATGGCACCAATGCCGATGCGTGAACACCGTCTAATGTATCAGCATCCAAGTTGCTGCCTGTACCATCCACGGTAAGCAGCTTGGTTAGGATTTCAGAAGCCGTATCGTTCACTTCAGCACCTGCTTCAATACCTGCCAGCTTGGTTTGCATGGCAGCCGTCATCACCCCTGCATTTGTTCCATCCGCCGCCGGAATGGTGGCATCAGTTCCCGTGCTGCTGACCACCGTCACGGTAGTGGCTGTGCGCGTTGTGCTTAAGTTGGTATCTCCACCACCTCCGCCGCCTTGACCGGTGAACCCGGCTGCGATGTCCACAAAGATTCTATCCGCGCTGCTGACACTTACCGCCGTCTGGTTATCAGGTGCGCCAATGGTTACAATTACACTATCGCTCATGCTGTGGTTATATCGCTGTCAATGATGAATTTCCCCTGTAACCATGTAACCTTCGACGTGCCTACGGTTGCTTGAAGATCATAGGCGTAGCTGCCTGCCGTCAATGCGCCCATAACCGTCGCGCTCTTGGTGCAACTTACCTCACCTATGGCTGCATTGGTTAAGTTCCAATCATCGCCGGAAATGGTTAAGATGGTACTGCCTGTCGTGTCCTTAACAGTCATCACCAAGGTGTAACTAGTCAGGTCAATGGGCGCAGCCGTGTCCATGTTTGTAAACGTAAACTCACGGGTGAAAGTGTCACCTTTCCGCGCTTGAATCGTGCAGAGTGCTGCGATGGAACTATTACTGTTTGGGTTCATTTTCTTAAGGTAAAATCAGCCATGTGTTATTCCCGGTGGCAACCAATTTCCAGCCGGCGTATTGTGTAGATGTAGTGTGGCTGCCCACACCATTAATTGTGTCACCTGTGGCAGCAATAATTTTTACGGTGTTGCTGGTGCTGTCCGTCTTCATTACAATCAACTGCTCGAATTTTGGAAACGTGCTTGCATCTGGCAGGGTAATGTCAATGCCCGCGCTGTCCGCCGCTGCGTAGACCTGCCGCACCGCGCTGTCGAGCGTTGCATTGGCTGTCAGATTCTTAATCGTTTCCCCGGCCACCAATACCCGCTGGAGGCTCGCCTTAAATCCGTCGGTGGTGTTGTAAACTACTACAGGTCGCCATATGTCCCCGCCTGTTGGCGTGCCAATATCTCCGCCGCCCTGGTTCAGGATGCCGTCCGTCCACCGTGACACCGTGCCGCCCACCAATTGCCCGAGGTCTGATTGCCGCTGTTTCAAGCTGGCAATGTCTTTCAATGTGGTGCCTACCGTGTCGCGCTTGCTTGGCAGCTTTACCGCCGTGCTGAATACGGTGTCGTCCCATTGGTATTTAATCCACTCGCCATTCCAGCGGGCATCATTGGCCGTAAATGTGCCGCCATTGGATATAAATGTTTCCCCGTCGTGGGTTACTGCATTTACGAAGTCAAACAGGAATCCGGGCAAGTCCCGGAACTCACCGCGCAAAACTTTGCAAGGTTTCCAATGATGGGCCATGATGTAATTGGCCGTAAGTTGGGCCAGCGCGTTATTGCTTCCGGAATAGCCTAAGTAGGGTTTCCACGCGCTGCCTGCCTGCCATTCGCTGGAGGTTGCGTTGTAGATCTCCACGCCCTCGATGTACTGCTTGTTGCCGTCCATCAAGGCACCGTCAATCTTCACTGATGCGCTGTTATCCGTCTGGCTGGTGTTGGTGGCAACGTACTCCACCGTGTCCGTCCATTCTTGGTTGGCGGTATCGGCCATGCCTTCAAAAGCAAGGCTGCCCTGCCATTTGATGTCGGCCCATGTTCCGGGGCTGGATGCACCGGTAGGTGAACCATAGGCGTAGGCGCGGGCATAGTCTTCCGCAACAATATAAATCCTGATGTCGCTTCCTAAATTGGTAGCGGTTGCCGGAATCTTGACATCCACATCTACCAATACTTTGCCGTTTACCGCTTCGCTAAAGGCGGCCGGGATATTGTATCCAAAATTGTAGCCTACGCGGGAACTTATTGGGATGGTCATCTGCACCCATTTCACGGTGCCCGGTTCTTCGTATGCTTGATTAGTAGTCTTATCTTCGGTAAGTCTTACAAAGTGCGTAAACTGACCGGTAGCAGAATTGTAACGCCCGATGGTTATGGACAGCCTGCTGACTGCCTTTGTCGATTCCACCCATACCTTGCCCGTAATTCTCCATGGAATAGTCGTATCTATGTCACCCATAAACACAGCTTTGGTTCCGGTTTGAAACGTCGCCTGCGTTACCTCAAACATCCGCCGCCGCTCGGCCGATACGGTCGCGGTTTTCAGCGCTGGGAAATAAGTATAGGTTGCGCCGCTGGTCAGCTTCAGGTCGGATGATTGCCATGTGCCGCCGCTGCGTGTGTTGATCGTGGCAGATGTACTGTAGCCGCTTACGTTGATACCCGTCTTTGTGTACCGATATTCGGTGTAGGTCGATGAGCGGTAATTTTGATGCTGATAAATCCGGTAGCTGCCACGGCTGAACTCAATGCGCAAGGCAAGGCTGCGCAGAACTTTCTCCAGTGCTTCCTTACAGGTGATTGGTTCCCACAAGCCGGAATGGTCAGCCTTATCAAAGTTCTTGATGAACGCGCCGCGCCGCGCCCGGATCACCTCCAGCGGGGATCGGGCAACCGTGCCCATGCTGGATTCGTAGTATTCCAGCGAGGTGCGCAGGTACACATCCGATGCGCCGTAGAATGTGTCGAGCTTGTTTGTCTTCAAAGCCTCGGTTAGGATTGTGCCTAATGTAGGTGTGTCGGTGTTGCTTGTGTTGGTGGCGTAGGTGAAGTCGAAATCCTCCAGCCGCCCTAATCCATCGGTTGCGGTCAGGTCGAAGGCGTAAGGGTAGTACCGGTTTTCAAATATGCACAGGTCTGGAAGGATTGTTCCCAGCCACCATAGGGTAGGCGTGATACCCTGATAAATAAGGATGGTGTATTTTAGTTCGGATGATGTGGCCAAAGTGTCGAGGAAGGTTTCCTCGGTGCTGTTCTTAACCAACCAATGAACAACCGCCTTTGATGCCCTAATGGGATTTTCTCCCACCTTTGCGCCATCCCCTTCCCATGTTGCGGTAAAGCCGGGTGCAGCCACGGTAAAGGTGTTGATGGTTCCAGAATAGCCGGCTTCGTCAATGTCAATGCGCCAATCTACGGAATTGATGTCCTGAAATTCGGCCCTGTACTTTACGCCCATTAGCGAACCCTCCCCCTGTATGTTTCTGCACGATCAAGCATAATCAGCAAGTCCTGTCCGCTGATGCGTGCCATCAACTGCCCGCCGCCCATATCGCCGCCAATCATGTCCTTTAATTTATTCAATGGTGCGACTACCTCCGGGTTGGATTTTGCGCCCGGATATTCGCCCATCATGCCCACGGTTGGGCCGGAAATGATCCCGCCTTCGGCAAACATTCGTATGCCGGGGGATTCCGAACCACCAGAAGGCGCTGGACCTTGCCTTCCCGCGATGCCTTTCTTCATTACGCCTCTCATATAACCAGAGGCGGCCACCAGCGCAACGCCTGCGGCAATGGACAATACCGGATTTACTAACAAGTAATCCTGAACAGCCTTTGATGCTACGCCTGCCGCGATAATTGCTTGACCTAATGTCTGCATGAAGTTCGCCACGGCCATAAGGATAGCGTTTCCAAAATCCTTACTTGCGTATTCGCTGCCGGATTTCATGTCCTCAATCCATTGTCCGAACGCATCCACAGCTGTGGCGGTAAATTGATTGATTTCGTTATTTACTGCCTGACCACCTACCGCCATGTGGTATTTCATCTTAACCGCAAGACCTTCCATTTGTGTGGTGATTTTGCCGAAATTGGTTTTAATCACTTCGGATGCTTCCGGTGGGGCGATGAGGTTACCGAATTCTTTGACACTAATAACCTGGCTTTTGAATTTTTCAAGGTACTGCTTGTAACTTGTCACGCCCTGCGAAGACATATCCTCCCAGTATTGCCGGTCGGTAGCCATAGCATGAAGAAATGCTTTTTCTGACTGGGCGCCGTAAAGCTGCCAGAATGCGCCAAGTTCGTTAATCTGATCAGCGCCCGTCCGCCGGAGGTCAATGCCTTCAGCCAATGCTTCGTGCATCTCTTTCTGTTCTTCGGCTGCTTTGGCTCTGACTTTTTCTAAATCGCTTAACCGCCTTTGTTCAGCTTTGGCCAGTTCATCTTTGCGCTTTTGTTCGTATTCAGCCGCGCTGACATTGTTTGCCGCTATGGCTGTTTCTGGATTCTGAGAAAGGAACTTCAGCGCGGTCTGTTTGCGTTCATTAATCTTCTTTATCGAATTGTCAATGGCCGCAATTTCCAAATCATAGGTAGCCAGCGCCTTTTCTTGCTGACCGGGTGACATTCCCAGCGCCGACATCTCCTGTGATTTTTTCAGGCGACCGTCACGTTTTTTTTCCAAGTCAGCCATGAGCGTCATTTCCTCGCCGGCTATCTTGGTAAGTTCGGTCATGGCCGCCTGCGCCTGCGCCCGCTTGTAAATAGTGCCATTGAGCGAAGTCATGGCAGCATTAAGGTCATTGGTGCTGGTTTTCTCGATGTCCAATTGATCGAGGTAGCCAGGATACAATTCTTTAAGCTTCCGAAGTGCCGCTTCTTTCTGCCCTTTGGTTGTTACATCGCTCTTTACAATTTGAATCAGTGAAAGGTGCTGGGCGTATTCTTCCTTCAAAACACGGGTAGTTTCCGTGTTTATGCTGTTCATGGTTTTTTGCGCCTCGCTTACCTTCTTCGCTTCGGTTGTGAACTTCCCGAATGTTGCCACAATCGCGGCAAAGCCGATACCCAGCCAGCCCAATGGAGTGATAGCCATAACCGCGTTCAGCGCAGCGGTTGCCGTGCCTGCAATGGTGATGTTAGCAGACAGCGCGGTGACTGCATCTTTTAGCGCGAGGATGCCGCCGATACCCTGCGACATGGCCATAAGGGATTGCAGCTTGGCGGTGACTTTGGCGGCATCATCCGTTTTCATTCCGAACAGCTGCATAGCGCCCTCTGCCCCGGCGATAATTCCGATGGTGGACTGCATCGCCTGACCAAACACCTTTACCTTCCCCTCTGCATGGCCTGCTTCAATCGCCATGTTCAGGTCGCCCATCCGGTCGCGAAGAGATCCGGCCTGCTTCAGCGTTTCCCGGAATGCTTTGGAACCAGCCGCGCCCATATCTTCATAGGCGGCGGCAAGGTTGGTTAAGGCGCGCTGCTGCTGTCGCAAGCTGCCCGCATTGGCAGCCTGGCTGGTAAACTTTCCGGCGGCGGTGCTTAATCGCTTTTGATCAGCCTCCGCCATGTCAGCGGTTTTGCTCAGGGCCGCCCGTGCTTCGGCAAGCCCTTTCTTTAGCGCGTCCGCATCGGCGCTCAGTACAATGTTTATTCCGCCGCCCTTACCTTTTGCCATAAATTAACGGTGGTAATTTACGTCAAATTCTGCTACTATGTAGTATATCTGATCATTGCCCGCCTCATCTTCCGGCAGATGGCTTTCGCCGATGTAGTCAATCTGCGCAACCGCCGTTCCGTTGTATGTGCCCGGGGTTTTGCGGTCAAGTGCTACCCGTACCGCTTCCATTATGTCCTGTGCTTCGGTTGCCGTTTCCGCATAAATGTTGATTTGCACCGTGCCAAAATCAAAGGTGCTGGCCCCGTCCAATGTAGGAACCGGGCGATTGCTCACAAACTGGTGCGCAATGTAGGGGTAGGCTGCGCCCTGTGTTGCGCGCACGGGGTAAATGCGCTGGCCGGTCAAGGCTGTTACGCCTGCCGTGTTGCGCAGAATGTAATCTACAGCTTTAATTGCTTTGTTCATCGTCTTTTATCTTAGGCGGCAATGTTGCCGGAAATCTTTTATCGTTTCGCATGGCCTTCGCTTTTGCGATTGTTTCCCTTCGTCTGTCTTCCAGCTCGTCCGGAAATATCAGCAGATCAAGCGGGCTGATGCTTTTTTTCGACCACGGCTGAAGCAGTACTGCTGCCATCCACCTTGTGCGATTCCACGCGGCGCGCTCCGTGTCGAACTGCTGCTTTCGCCAGCCCTTTACTCGGTGGTGCCAGTAGTCAGGGCTTGCTTCGTGCCACTCCGCCTCGGTCATTCCCATCTGGCCATAAGCCATCTGGAAAAGATAGTCCCACGTTAGGGGTTCTGTTGAACCCCCGGCGCGTTTCCCTCATCGCCTCCGGTGTCGGTCGCGGTGTCGGTGTTCAATCCGAGGCACTTCATAAACGCCTCGGTGAAGCACTCAACAGCGGGGCGCAATTCGGTCAAGCTGTCCACCGCATCCAACAACATATCTACGCTGTCGAATGGCGCTTTCTTGCCGTTGTTCTTCGCCTCTGTTTTCAGGCCGTACAAAGTCGCAACCGCTGACAATTCGATAACATCGGCAGTATCGGTGCTTTGCATGATTTGCAGCAGGCCAGCAGGCTCTGCTTTGAAGTGTTTGGCGATCGCGTAAATGGTTCCAAGACGATACTGAATCGTGTGCTGTTTGCCTGCGATGGTGATGTGTGCGCTGCTCATATTCAATGGATTAAGATACTGTACCTTGTGTAATTGTTCCGGTCATCTGCAAAGAGCAGGTGAAAGTTGCCTCGGCGTTGTTTGGCGCGCTGAAATTCACATTGGTGATAAAGGCTGAACTTTCGTAATAGGTGTCGCCGGTCACCTGACTGGACCAACGCACGGTAATGGCTGTTCCTGCCAGCGCATCGGTTACGAGGTCTGAGGGACTTATGAGTGAACCACCCACGGAACCGTCCTGTTCCAGCAGTCCTTCAAAATCAAACGTTCCGCCCTTCTCGCCGGGCATAAATTCTTTGTAGCCGCCGCTGTCTTTGGTGGTGATTTCAATCATGTCAATGGAAATATCCACAGACGTACTGCGACCGTTTGCGATTTTGGTCATGGTGCTGGAAACGGATTTATACAATCCAATCAGCGTGCCGTTCATTATTCCGGTAGTTGCCATATAGTTTTATTGATTTGTTTTCGGATTTTTTATGATGTTTTCCAGACCTTTTTTTATCCCTTCAGTTACCGCGTTCTGGTTAATCTCTAAGGCCATCTGCATAAACTTGTTGGCGCGACGCTTTCCGGTGCGGCTGTCGGTCTGGATGATGTTTCCGTATTTGCCGGGGTTTGCTTTTGCAGATTTGTTCTTGGTCGCTTTGATGCCAATTAGGGCCACGTTGCGAAACTGCTTATCGCTTTTGGAAATCCATCCAATGGCGCGCTTTAGGGTTCCGGTTTTGTGCGGAGCCATAGCGCGGGCGGAATCAATAATCCGCTGGCCGTTTGTTTTTAGCACGCCTTGCACCCTTCCGCTGTCCAATGCTTTAACAATGTCATCGAGCTGCGCAATGGCTTCATCCTTGCCTTCAATTTTTAAACCGATCATTCTTGCCTCCGCGATTTTAGTTCCATCAAATTCTTTCGGCCAACTTCCGTTACGGCCAAGATATTGTAAACCTCGCCCTGGTATTTCAGACGGTCTTTGGGATTTACTCCCGCGTAATAGCGGATGGTAAAAATCACCGGACGCTCGGCCTCGCGTTTGTCGCCGTTTACGGCCTCGTTTCCGGGGTCGGCCTTATACATAGCCGGGCAAGTCACTAAAGCATTCCACGTCTTCACCTGTTCGCCTATTGCGTTGGTGGTGGTCGTGAACCGCTCGATGGTTATCTGTCTGTCGAATCGTCCGGGGTTCATACGAATTGGTGAATGCGGTAAGGGTTCAACAGGTATTCGGTGCCACGGGAAAGGGTCGTTTCAGCCGCGCCGATTACTTCGTTTTTGCGCTCTTCATAAAGGTCGCCCGTTATCAGCAGAATGGCTGCACGTATGGCGCCGGGTAGGTTGCCCGGTGTGTAGCCCATCTGCGCCGTGATAATGACGCTATCAAGACGGTCATCATTTACGCTCGGGGTGATGGTGTGCCAAAACAGGCGCAGTCTATCGCGCTGTAGCTGTGCGCTGTAATTGGCAGTGGGCCATGTTTGCAACACGTTGGCGGTATCGTAGTATTTAACCGCTGTAAGGCTCTGAGGTTTGCCGTAAAAATCCGTTATGGCATCTTTGAAATCGGCCATTTCAAGCTGGCAGTTGGCCAGCCTGATAGTGCTTCCGATGTAATTTTCCGCAATGTCAAAGGCAGCATCTAAAATCCCGGCAATGTATGCGTCTTCGTCCGTGTTGATTACGCGCAGGTGTTCCTTCACGTCGTTTACGCTAATGTAGGACGTTGCCTGATGGATGATGCTGTTTACCTTCTGAATCACTTACGGGTGCGCTTTTCGGGTTTGGCTTTTGATTCTGCTTTCTCGATTTCTTCGGTGGCAATAATTGCCACCACGCCAGCATCGAGCAGCTGTTTTGCTTTTACCTCCGGCAATGTGGCCTCGTCGCCTACATTGTAGGCGTAGTTGTAACCTGCCGGGTGCTTGATAAATTTGACCTTTATCATAACTTTTTAGCTGGGGCGGGAAACATCGGTGTCCCCTGTTGGCAGTCCCTCTGCCCGCCCCCCCACAACACACACATCACCAATCAGGCTGTGTGTTGTGTGGCCATATTAGGCCGGTGTGGTAGCGTCGATGTCTTTACACACTGCGAAAGACTTAGGCTGCAATACGCCCACGTCCACAAAGCTGTTCAACACGATGTTTGTAGTTCCGCTCAGGCTGCTGCTGTATGGATCAACTAGAATGCTCATACCGCCCCAGCTTGCGATGGCCAGCTTGCTGAAGTCGCCGAAAATCAGTGCGCTCAGGTCGCTGCTGGTTCCTTTGGTCAGGTTGCTTGGTACGCAAGAGGTAACGTTCAATCCGTAACCGGTAGGAGCCAGTGCAGGGTTGTTCACAATAAAGTTGCCCTCAACACCGCTGGACTGCTTTGGGCGAATCATCGCATCTCCCAATACAGTTGGGTTGGTCAGGTAAGACGGGGCCAACAGCGTGCCGTTGTTTTCCATCACCTTTTTCATTAGGTTCACCCAGTCGGCGTACACCTGATTTGCGCCGTTGGCGTTGGTGCTGTTGCTGGCAGCGTTGCCGGCAAAAGTAACCAATACGTCGGAGTTGCCAATGATACCGGTTGGCTCGTTGGATCCGCCGCCTTTAATTGCCGCTTTTTCCAGAGAAACGGCCATGCAAGAAAGCAAGTACTGACGAATGTAATTCTCGATGTCGTTGGAACTCTGAATCATCAGCTGGCTGGTCACAGGGATGTAGCCTGCAAGACGCTTCGGAGAAAGTGTAACCTTGCCCCAAGTTGCACTCAGGTCATTGGCAGAACCGGTTTCAGTTTCCCATGCGGCTTCAGGTGTTGAAGTGTTGCGGGGAAGAACCAAGTTGCCCACCAATCCGTCGAAACGCTGAATGCCCATCTGAGCCAAAACCAGGTAAGGAGAAAGTGCGTCAATAATGCCGCCCACGTTGGTGGCAATGTTCACGCCGCCTTCGCTTCCGTTGCTTCCGCCGGTAGCAGACTGTGTGCGCTTTTCTGCGCCCTTCTGAGTCATGCCACGGTGGAACACCATCTTAGGTATCAGGTATTCCGAACCGGAGGTAGCTACACCAGCGTGACGCAATTCGTTGACAGCCTCTTGGTGCATCTCAGCTTCAAGGCCAGTCAGGTTGCGCTTTTCCAAGGCAGCCTTCATCAGGTTGCGGAAACTGAAGTTTTCGCGCACGTTCTTTTCGTCTTTGCTTTCGCCGGCAGTCCCGTGTACCACAGGTGCAACAGGTGCATTAGCGGCAGCAGTGCGCTGAGCAGTTTCCAAAGTGTCGATTTCCGCGTTCAGTTTGTTCACCTCTTCGGTGATTTCAGCAGTGCGGGTGATTTGTTCTGCGCTCAGGCTATCAGCAGCCAGCAATGCAGACAACTCCGTGCGGAGGTCGGCCAGCTTTTCGCGCTTTTCTTTCAGTGCTTTCATTTTATTGAGTCGATTAGGGTTTGTTTAATTTGGTTCTTTGCTTCAATCTGGGCCTGCGCAGCCTGTGCGGCTTCATCAGATTCGGCTTGAATTGCGGCCCTCTCTTGCTTTATTGCCTCCATGTCGCGGGCGGCAATGCTGGTGCCTGCGTATGCTGGGTAGGTCACGGGGCTTACATCGTACAGGGCGCGAACTTCAAGAATGCGCCGTGTGCCTGATTCACCATACTTATCTGAGTAAATCCATTCGGTGCGCTGGATGGTAAAGGCAAAGCTGCTTTGGGTAATGTCGCCACGCTGAATGCTGCGCACCCATGTAACGTGCGTAGGGTTTTCTTTATCCGGAGTGAAGCTGTAAGCAAGCTGGCCCGCTTCATTTACCCATACCTTCGCCGTGCCGGAAGTGTTGCGGCCCAGCACTATGTTCGGGTCATGGTTGCCCAATACCCGGATATCTGAATTGGTCAGGGCGTTATCAAATGCACCCGGCGCTATCTCTTCCTCGAACCATCCAATATCTGTGCGCTCGTTCACCACGGCTGCAATGCCTTCGACCTGTTCGGGCCAATCCTGACCTTCGGCCATGCGCAATTGCACGGTGCCGGTGATTGAGCGGCGCTCTATAGTTTGATTAGTTGTTTCCATCTGGGTTATTGGTTTGCGTCGCAGCTTGTGGGGCTGCGTCGATTTTGCTTTGAATCCAAGGGCGCATCATGTCTGATGGCACCAGGTTGGATTCGGTGTATGTGGTATCTCCGTCGGAGAGCAAGTCCATATCCTCGAACTTGCGCGCGTCGTTAGGTGATAACCATCCGCCGCGGATGCCAATGTTGTAAAATTCTGCCCGGCTTTTACTATCGGCGCGAAGCAAGGAGTTAAATTGAAACTTAAAATAGTAACTGCCCTTCTCATCTTCCCGCAACAACTTGCGCTTCAGTTCTTCCTCCATCATGACCACCAGAGGCAACATGGTCTGAACGTAGAAATCCTGTGCCTGCTGTTCAACTGAAGATTTAATGCCGCCATCATCGGCGCCAATCATGTAGGCTGGAACACCGAACATCCTTGCGATGTCCTTTGCTCCGTAGCTTCGGGTTTGCAAGTATTCCGCCTCCTGTGGTGAAAGGTTCAGCTGCTTGAGTTCGCTGCCATGAGGCAATACGGTTGCCGGGTCTGAACCGTCCAAAACTTTGTTGAAACTTTCTTTCAGTTTTCCGGATGCTTCCTGATCAAGCTGCTTGCTTCCGTAGGTAATGACCCATTTAAGGGAAGCATTTTTCCCGTAAAACTGCGCGCTGGCTTTCTCAGCGCTCAGGTTAATGCCCAAGCTGGTGGCGTGCATGGCTATGGGTGACATACCCACAACCGCGCTGTCATAGCACAAGCCCTTGAAGTGCAGCATTTCGGTTGCCGGGATTGCGGTAGATTCGTCTTCGCCCTGAATGTGATAAAACACCACCTCATCAGCAACCTTCACCGTTACCCGGCTGTGGTGGATTGGTTCCAATTCAATAGGTCGCTGCGTGATGGGATCTCGGTAAATCTTGACAAAAGCATTTCCGGAAATATCCAATTGTGCGCTTACCCACTTGATAAATTGAAAGCGGGTCTGCATTTCATTCGGTTCTTGAATCAGCTGATACAGGGGATTTTCATAAGCAACTCTGCGGCCCTGTGCATCTACAACGTAAAGCTTCAGCGGCATGGTTGCAAGGCTGTCAGCCTTGACCCGTATGCAGGAATGCACGGCAGCTAATCTCAGCGCCGTGTCGGGGTTTACAGCGATTGAAGTACCGCCGAAGATACCGCGCACGGCATCATAAGCAGCCCTTATCAGCTGGTCGGCATACCCATTACTCCTGCGCTCGGTAGCATATGTATTGCTCCGGTTACGGGTAATCTCCAGCCCAGCTATTCGCACGGGTCAAATTTGCGCCCGTATTAGTGGTGGTATTGTGAACTTTGTTTACTTTTTTCTGAAATTTTTATTGTATCTGTGGTAGCACTGCCGGAAACTTTCAAAATCGGCGTAGCGGGAGCGCTCGTTCTGCGCCTCGCATTCGTCCTCGGTCAGGTAGTACGCCTGTCTTTGGCTCACTCCAGTGCGCAGGTGTTCTTCGTATCGGGTAAAGAACACTTCGCGAATCCATAGGTTTTTATTACCAAGCAAAAAAAACGCCCTCCTTATCTTGCAGCTGTGCGTCCATCATTTCGCCTATCGCCATAACCATAGCCACCACGCCGTCCACCTTATCGCCGGATTTTGCCTTGTCCACCTTCACGTTATTCGCCGGGTCTTTGGTCAAAAGGACGTTTCCCATCATCCAACGAAGAACGGCATTCCCGCCGTGAATGACTGCACCTTTCTTCGCCATGCGTTCGACCTCTTTGGTCGGGGCGCTCATTGATCCGTAGCCCTGCCCAAATGGGGCCATCTTAACGCCGCTGTCCATCAGTTCGGCTACCGGTTGCGTTGCGTTCCACCTGTCAAAGGCTATGCTCTGAATCGGTGCGCTGTTTATTGTTTCCATTATGTGCTTTACAATGTACCGGTAATCGGTGACGTTCCCGGGGGTTGGAATGATTAGTCCGTCCTGCACCCATTGCCTTATCTGTGTTCCGGTTGCGTCGCGGCGGTTTTCGATTGTTTCTTCCGGAAGCCAGAACATCGGCTTTACATAGATTTTTTCCGGGCCTTGCCAAACGCGCACGAAGGCGTTAAAGTCTGAAGTGCTGCCCAAATCTAAACCGCCGTAACATGGGTACTGGCTCAATTCCTCATCGGTCGGCAATGGTTCGGCACCAGCCATCCACTTCGCATCGGGTATCCACGTAACCGCGCTGTCCGTCCAAATGTTCAGATACTTTGTTTTGAACTCAACTTCTTTGTGCGCCATCTCTTGCGCCTCCCGGAAATCTTGATGCAGCTTTTTCGGAAAAACCGATACGCCCCAATTCGGATTGGCTTTCTGCCACACCGATGGATCGGCCCAATCATCAGCCTGATCAATTGTCCAGATGGCAGCAAACGTATTCGGGTCTTCGACCTGACCATTAAGAACTTTCTCGCAATAACGCTGGTATTTCAGCGCGGGGCTATTCCGGTCAAAGCCGGCGGTGGTCACGGTAAACATCATCGGTTGCCGGCGCGCGCCCATGCCTGTGAGCAGCACGTTGAATAAATTGTCGTTCCGATGCGCGTGATATTCGTCAAGTGCCACGGCATGGGGGTTCAGGCCGTCCAATGTTTTGTCTTCAGATACCAGCGGTTTCAATTCGCTTCGCTCGTACTTCAGATATTTTATCCGGTCGCTGTTGGCATACTTTATTTCGTCGGAAATGATCGGCGAATCCTGAGCCATCCGGTATGCTTCCTCCCAGATGATTTTTGCCTGTTCCATCTTTGTCGCGGCTGTGTAGCATTCGGCTGCTGGTTCGCCATCGGCGCAAAGAAAGTAAAGCATGACCGCCGCCGCTAATGTGGATTTTCCATTTTTGCGAGGCACGGCAATATAGGCTTTCGTGAAACGGCGCAATCCGTCCTGATCAACCCAACCGAATAGGTTGATGATGATGAAGGCTTGCCACGGTTCCAGATAGAATTGATTTCCGGCAGTGTGGCCCTTAGTGTGTTTCAGGTGCTGGATAAATGCCAGCGCCTTAGCGGCGTGCTTACGGCTGAAGGTGTAGCCATCAGGTTCGGTTTCCGTTTCGCGGAGAAACTTAATGGCCGCATTCTTCAGGTGGACGCATGACGGTATTTTGTCCGATGCGATATCCTGAGCAAAGTTTATCCCTGTGCTTACGTTTGCCGGTGTCATACTTCTAAATCTTTAATGTCCACCCCGCCCAACAATTGAGCCAGCTTGTTTTGTGGTGATTTGTTTTTATCGTTCACATAGGCCCGGGCGCGGGGGGTCATGCCAAAGTCGTTGAGCATTTTAAAATAGTGCGCCCTGACCAACATCAGCGCCCGGTACTTTGGATTCATGGACGGTTCGCCGGTCTTGCCGTGATAAACAACAATTTCCATGCTGCCATCTTCCTTCACAATTTCAGAGCGCAGCTGTTGCACTTCTTCCCAAGTGTTGCAAAGTTCAATGACAGAATCAAGGTCAGTCCATGAATCGCAGCCCAATGCGCGACTAATCTCCACAACACGGAAAAAAAACGTGTGATATTCCTGTGATTTACCCGGTGGTGGTTGAACACCTTCTGGCAATTTAGTTTGAACACTTTCTATCGGATCTCGTTTCCTACCTTTTGCCATGTTTCAAAATTCCAATTTACTTTCCCCGTGTTCAAAATGGCCCACGCGCCCTTCTT